GGTAAGTGATTCTGCCAAAGGTTTTACAGTTCCTCTACCTTGGATGACAGATGCAGAGGCTCCTACTATCAATAATCCAAGAGGTGAAAATCATGCAAGTGAGAATTTCTATAGTAATCAATGTAATGTAACATCATGGCTAAGTGGCACTAATCCTGCTACAATATCAAGAGTGGGAGTTTTGAAAGTAGTCGCAATGGGTGGCGCGTTTGGTGGCATGAATAGAGCTACTACTGGTGCAGACTCTAGCTGCTATAGGTATAATTATGTATTTCTTTCTAATGTCAAGTTCACACCTTCAAATCTTATTGATTACCTAGACTATAATGCAGATGAGGGAAGTGCTAAAGACCTTGCAAAACTCTTTACATATAACTATTATAAGAAGGACTATAGCAAGTTTGAGGATGTAGAAATATATTACCATAGCAATAATGAATATACAGATGGTAATGGTAATAATGTAATACTTGAAAATGGTCTAGCCATTACTAAGGCACCTGCTTACATTACTACAGCTCTGGGAGTTAATAATCAGACTTTAGAGGAAGCATTACTACAGAGGTATTATACACACTACTCCAAGCCAAGAGTAAAACTTGAGCAGACCTACAATACAAGTGCTATAGTTCCTTATGCCCATGCAATATATGATGGTCTGGTAGTCGATGAAAACAATATCAATAAAAAGTTAATGCTCGATACTCAGACCAGAGACCTAAAATACTGCTCTTCCAATGCTACATGGATTGAATATGGAGAGAATGTAGATAAGGTAATAGCAGAACACAAGAAAAGGAAAAGATAAAAAGAGAGAGGCTCATCAATTTGAGCCTCTCTTCATGTATGCTAATGCTGCTTTCTCAGTCTTGAATGATTTATCAAGGCTGAATACCTCTGCATGAGTCCATCTCTCAGTATTAACCCAAGTTTTAGGAAAAGGAACTACAGACACCTTACTCACATCATAGCTCTCAGTATGCATGAGTAAGTAGTCTCCTATTCTTTCTTGATAGACTCTGCAATCAATCCTTAGAATTTTTTCTATCATAATATATATAGTGTAGAGTTGCTTCTTTTTTTTCTCCATGTATTCGGCCATGACAATTCTCACAAAGTGTGAGTAAATTATCATAATCAAAAGCAAGCTGCTCTGGATGATTTGAGCTGAAAGGAGATATTATGTGATGAATATGGTCTCCATTTGACAGCCTTCCTTCTTTTAGGCATAACTGACACAGAGGATTATCTGAAAGATACTCCTGCCTAAGTTTTTGCCATATCGGAGAAGCATATATCTTTACTCTAGTCTTTCTAGAATTAGAAGGGATTTTAGGAATCCTCTTCGTAAATGTCGGCTTGATTGTTGGCATAATCTCTCTCTATTTCCTTTCTTTTAGCCTCTTTCTCCATTACTTTATGACATAGGCAAAAAAAAGTCCTTCTAAAGTATGGGATTAGGCTCTCTTCATTTTGGCCAGACCAAAACCTAGCACACTGAATATAGGTGTCCTGAAAGGCATCCTCATCAATCTGCTGCAGTGGTTTTAGTTCTTCATAATGTTTAATAAATAACTGGTCAAAATTATTCTTCATCGAGGAGCTTACTGCTTACCTCTTTATGCTGTTCCCAAAAGTATTCTATAGTGTATCTGATGAATGAGGCTTGACTGACACTACAAGCCAAAGACATCTGCTTTACATATTCGCGCTGTCTTGGTCTTAATTTTAATTTGAATGATTTAGTATATCTTTCCATATAGCAAAGATACTGATTTCTCATTAATATATACTCTAAAATGGGGTCACAATTTTGTATATATAATAAAAAACTCACCCAAAATGAAAGAAGTAACGCAATTACAACCAGAAACAGCCAAATTTATGAAGGCGGTTCGAAGGGATTTGAAGGAAAGAGGTCTTTATATCCCATTATATGAAGGCACTCTCAGACTACTTGAGCAAGCCTATGAGCAATTTATTATCATAGACAAACATATTCAGCATGATGGATGTGTGACTGGGATGGAAATTAATCCTTGGATGCGAGCGAAGGAGAAAGCATGGTCTGTATTAAAGCCTCTGCTAAAAGAATTCGGCCTCACTCCATCATCATCGGTCAGCCTAAAGCGAATGCAGAGCATTACTGATGCTAGAACTACAGAGCCAGAGAATCCATTCAATGTGTTGTATGATCAAGACAAAGAAGATGAAGACTGAGGCTTTACTAGATGAGCCTTACTATCAATATGCTATAGGAGTTTCAAAGGGAAAGATACCTGCAGGAGAATTTGTCAAGCAAGCCTGTAAGAGATTCCTTAATGACCTCAAGCGAGAGGACTTGGTATTTAAGCCGAGAAAAGTTGACACAGTGAGAAAGTTTGCAAGAATATTTAAGCATTCTACTGGAGCCTTTAGAGGGAAGTCTTTTGAATTTACACCTTGGCAGCAGTTCTTGGTGGCAAATATATATGGCTTTTATCATCTGGATGGTACTAGGAGATTCACTGAAGTATATCTGCAGATAGCGAGAAAAGCAGGTAAAACATCTCTAGCTGCTATATTAGGTTTATTTGGCCTTGTAGGAGAAGGAGAGGGAGAGGCTCAAGTAATATGCGCTGCCAATTCTAGAGAGCAAGCGAAGATACTTCTAGCATCAGCTCAAAGTTATGTCAAGACTGTAGACACCAAGCAGAACTGGCTACCATGTTATAGGAATGAAATAAAGTTTCCTACTACAAACTCTATATTAAAAGTAGTATCTGCAGATAGTTCAAAACTCGATGGACTCAACTGCTCTACATTTATAATTGATGAGCTTCATGAGGCTAAAGACTCTAAGATGTTTGATGTGCTTCGGTCATCTCAAGGTATGCGAGATAATCCTCTCGCAATATGTATAACTACTGCAGGATTTAATGTGGGTGGCTACTGCTATGATAAGAGAAGGAGATGTCTAGAGACTTTATCTGGAGCAGTGAAAGATGATTCGCTCTTCGCTCTGATATATGAGCCTGATGAGGGAGATGATTGGAGAAAAGAGAAAGTCTGGTACAAAGCACAGCCTAATCTTAATGAGACTGTCAAGCTGTCATACATGAGAGAGCAGATTCAAAATGCGGTAAACAATCCTTCAGATGAAGTGGGAGTCAAAACCAAGCTGCTGAACTTATGGTGTAGTAGTAGCGAAACATGGATTCCAGAGGAGTATATCTTAAATTGCACTCAAGATATTAATGTAGATGACTTCAAAGGAGCAGATACTTTATGCTATGTAGGTGTAGACTTGGCCTCTGTCAGTGACTTGACTGCAGTAGCTTATGTCATACCATTTGAAGGTAAATTCCACATTAAGATGAAGTACTACTTACCAGAGGCTGCTCTATTAACAAAAGCAGACAAAGAGCAGTATAAACTCTGGAAAAGACAAGGGTATCTAACTACTACTCCCGGTAATGTCACAGACTATGACTATGTAACTAATGACCTCATGAAGTTTAATGACATAGTAGAGATTAACTCAGTAGCTTATGACCCATACAATTCTACACAATGGGCAATAGATGCAATAGAGAAAGGTTTACCTGTTCAGGGATATGGGCAGAATATCGCAAACTTCAACAGACCTACAAGAGAATTAGAAAGACTAATCTTGAGCAATAAGATTGTAATAGATAATTCACCAATAACTAGATTTTGCTTCAGAAATGTAGTGCTGAAGCCAGACCATAATGGCAATGTCAAGCCAGACAAAGGTGGGGCGTATTCTGGAGCAAAAAGCTCTGGTAAGATTGATGGAGTTATAGCAATTCTTGAGGCTCTTGGTTACTATTTAGAAAATCCTTTATATGATTGGTATTAATTATGAAATTTCCATTTAAGATAACCAGAAACGCGCCTAGCGCAGAGAAAAGAGGTGTCTTTGATGAGCAGATATCTTTCAATACCATGAGCAGCTACCAAAGTAATAGAGCATTACTTTTAAGTGCTGTTTATAGATGTGTGGAAGTGATATCTGACTCTGTGGCACAGATGCCTATAGAGCCTTACATGGTAGATGGCCGAGGCTTTAAGAGAGTTTATAAGGAGCATCCTAGCTATAAGCTGCTCCAGTTCCCTAATAACAGAATGAGTAGATATACTCTAGTAAAGACACTGATAGTATCTGCTCTTCTTAATGGTGATGGCTACTGCTATATCAAGCGAGATGCTAGAGGTAATGCTACTGCATTGTACTATATCCCATCAGAAAGAGTAACCATCATAGAGCCTACATCTTTTGAGGATGATATTAAATATAGTGTAGTAGGTATCAAAGGTCCTGTCAATGATGCTGACATGATTCACCTACTTAATTTCAGTTATGATGGTATTCATGGTGTCTCTACTTTGCGCCATGCAAGACAAACTCTTGCGATAGGCCAAGAGACCGAGCAAAATGCTCTGGATTTCTATAGAGGTGGTGGGAATCTCTCTGGACTCCTTACTTCACCGGGTAGAAAGACTGAGAAGCAGAAGACTGAAGCTAAAACACAGTGGTATAATAACGCAATGGGAGTAGGTCAAGTAGGCCGAGGACTTGCAATTTTGGATGATGCATGGACTTATACTCCTATCTCTGTGAATCCTTCAGATGCTCAGATGCTTGAAAGCAGAGAGTATAACGTGATAGATATCTGCAGATTTTTCGGAGTCTCTCCTGTCAAAGTCTTTGACCTTTCAAAGAGCAGCTACTCTACCATTGAAGCTACTCAGTTAGCTTTCTTGACCGATACTCTAGCTCCATTGCTCCAGAAGATTGAGAGTGAGTTTGAGAGGAAACTATTTACAGAGAAAGAGAAAGGCTTTATAGATGTTCAGTTTGATACATCAATGCTCCTGAGAACAGATAAGAATGCTACAGCTTCTTACTTCTCTACTCTATTCAACATTGGTGCAGTATCAGTTAATGATGTTCGCCAAGCATTAAATATGGATGCAGTTCAAGGTGGTGATGTGCATTTTGTTCAGACTAATCTCATGGATGTGAACAAAGCAGCGCAGAATGAGCCATCAGATTCAAGAATTACTAACACTGAAGAAGAATGAATATCATACAAAAAGGAAATAAATTAGAGATAAGGTTTCCTCTCTACATGGGTGACACCCCTATCACTCAAGAGGAGTCTACTCATATTACATTAGCTCTTCATTATCCAAGTGGTAATGTTCTGCCTATGACTGCTACTTATGAGCAAGGCACTGGAGAATGGACAGGCAAAAACTTCATGAAATGTACTTTACTTCCTACACAGCAGACCGAGATAGGAGTCTATTTTCTTGTAGCTACTTATGGCTCAGATACTCTTGTAGACTCTGAGAAATTTGCTATCTGTGAAAGAACGTTTGAGCAGTACAAAGATACAGATTCTCTCTTAGTAGATAGAGAGGAGAATCTCAATCCTGCTACTCTTAACTTTGGAAATAAAGGTGATAAGGGTGACACTGGAGCCACTGGAGCGCAAGGCCCAAAGGGTGATAAAGGTGATAAGGGTGACACTGGAGCCACTGGAGCGCAAGGCCCAAAGGGTGATAAAGGTGATAAGGGTGACACTGGAG